AAGTTGTTTTAAAAATTTTTGCATATTCTTCTGAGTCAATTAAATGTTTTGCTTTACGACCGAAACGAATTGCAAGTTCCCCGGTGTGGGTAGCCTGGATAATTTTTAATTTTGGATTACGGCCCACCATCCATGCAGGAAGGAGGTAAGACGCAAATTCTGATTTAGTATGCCTAGGTGGCATATTCACGATTAATCGGTTTATTTCACCTGTAGCTAATTTATTAAATTTTTCTGCAATGTGCCTGTGATGGGACCCTTCTATAAATTCAGGCCATACACATTTAACAAAGGACAAAAAATCTGTCTTCGCTCGATTCTGTATTTTTTTTTCAGCATGTAAGACTTGAAGTTGTTTATAGGTCTTTCGAACGTCGGCAGGTAACTTACTAATATCTACATTTAAGCTCATAAAATTTTTTATAAAATTTTTTGCATCCTTTATAGGATGTTCAACATGTTTTTACCAGCTATGACACTCTAAATCAAGCAATTCAACCTAAAGTAGTGGGACCCCTTTTTAATTTAAGGGGATCGATGTTCCGTGTTCGAAGTTAAATGGAATTGGGTTTGGTACCTCTATTGATGTGGTGTTGAGAGGGCAAAGCCCCGCGAAGCGGGGCGAAGCCCAGAGCCAACGCGTGTTAACGCGTTGACCATTTGCTATGGACTAACAAAACTTTCATCATTGAATTGTGCTTCTGTAATTGGTCTGCGTTCACCTAGTAAATCATTAACAAATCTATGATTGGTACGACTAGAACCATTTGGATTATAACTATAATCATAGTCCTTATACCAAGCATTATCAGCTGTTAGTTTAATTGGCTCGTGTATTCTGCCGAAGTGATCTAATGCACGTTCGCCAAACTTTCTAAACCAATCATCTTGACATTGCATTGAACACGCATTGCCACCAAGATAGTAGAAGCTTGATCTTCTTCTAGTCTGATATGTCTTGGCACCTTTCGGTCCACGTATTCTGTCCTTAGTTCTATAAGTATGACACTTAGGTCCTTGGCAATATATCATCTGTCACTCCATACTCTAGCTACTAATATTAATGCTATTGTTATTATTAAAAATAGTTCAATCATAGTATCTCCCAGTTAGTTGCGTATCTATAACCTTGTTTTTCAATATCCCAATAATGTAAAAATGGTCTATTGTCTTTTTGTCTTTTTCCTAGTCCTCTACACTCATTAGTAATAATGCCGAAACGTCTTACTTCTTCGCCATTGTTTTTGGTGTATTTGATTTTGAACTTTTTATTAATGTCCATATTTATATCTTTCGTTGTTGTTATTAATACTGGGATATTAAACTAATATCCCAGTATGTCAATACTCTATTTTTGGGCTTGTTGTTGTTCGTATTTTTTACGTGCTAATATTTTTTGTTCTCTTGAAACTTCTTTATTCTTCATACTTTCAAGATAGTCAGCACAATTCTGTGGATTGAAAATTGCCAAACCAGTAGAATTACATCTAATGATTTCAGCTTCATCAATAGGGCATTTTGCTTTTTTTGCAAAGTCCAATGCTTCATCTAAATATTTCCAAGTCTTTAACCAACCCTTTATTTTTGTCATCTGATTTAACACACTTTTAATCCATTTATAATGTGCCATTATTAATTGACCTTTAGCTTGTTGCCAGATTACAAAAGTTTGAAACTCGGCTTTCGAAACTGGGATTTGTCTATCTCTACAATACTCACGACCAATTAAATCCAACTCATAGTTTTTATTCCAATCACCTGCGTGAGATGTTTGGTTATCCCTACCCCCATTCATACCAAGTGCTTTTTCATTTGCGTCATTGAATTTAGTTTGGTGTGGATTTGCGGACTTGCCCTCCATTTCGATATTAATATCTGGATTGCAATTTTCTTTTGCTTTTAACTCATCTCTAAAATAAGCATAAGCAAAATCCCTTGAACGTGGGTCATAACTATCTAGATCATCTTGACGATCAACTCCGTCAATGTCACCATTTAAACGAAAGTCAAAATGTTTTGACACATATTTTTGATCTTCGTCATCAATATCTCTATTGGTTAAAGTTTCATTGGGTTCTGGCATATAACCAAAATGGAAACAACTATCTTTCGCAATAGTATTCACATTAGGATATTTGTCTTGCAAATAATGTGCCATTTTAACATCATCTTTTGGATATTGTCTTTCAACACATTGTTGGGCAAGTTCCCAAGTTTTATTTTGCTTATCTAAAAAACCCTCTCGTTCTTGAAAGAATTTTTCTTTTTCTTGCGTGTGTTCTTGTTCAAGATGTACTCGCATACGATTTGCAACCTTGTTTCTGTACTCTTGATTTAGTCTTATTCTAGACATTTCTTCTCCTTTATTTAATTGTTAGTATTTAATTAAAATATCAGTTGACTTCTTATGTGTCAAGCATTATAAGGGATAATAATGAATAAAAAAGAAATAATAGAAGAGTTAAGATCAATCTTAAATGACTTTCACTATAAAAGTGATACTGAACAAATGTCAAAAGACGTTGTAACAAGTTTAGAAAATTTGTTAGGGGCAATGTTAAAATGATTGTAGATAGTATTTTATTTTATCCAATAATGGGGCTAGTAGGAATAGCTATTATTTATTGGTTTAGTTAAACTTGAGCCAAGACCCGCAGGTTATTGGATATTAATGATAATTAATATCGTGCACCTGTACAGGTATGAAACACAAAAGTGTTCCGCCTGCGGGTCCTGGGTCAAGTAAGTTAACAAATATCTTACACCTAACTTTTATAGGCATGGTGAGCCGGCTAAAGCTTATTTGACCAAACTTGAGCCAGTAACAGTTAGCACTCGATAGGGTGTTAAGCCCTGGTCGACCGGTAAATAATTACTGTCGGGCTTCAATCTAACTGTTACTGGGTCAAGTGATCATACGATACGTTGAGCATGCTAAAGATTGCTTGGCCAAGAAATTATAAAAAGAAAAAAGCTCCAAGCTCCAAGCTCCAAGCCACAAGCTCCAAGCTTGACAGGTCCTCCGGGATCATGTAGGATGAATATTATGAAAGTTATAAACTATAAAAACAAAAAACTAAAACTGCCATATGATTTAAAAGATGGTGAGTTGAGCACAGAGTTAGTAACAAGACAAAACCCGTTCAGTGGTCAATCAATACAATTGCCGGAATTCGCGGCGGTTGTATATGATACAGTCATTCAGCTGAATCTGAAGGCTGAGCGTAAGGACGCGGCCACAGGTCAACCACCTGGGATCTCAGAGCACCAGGATGACTGGCAACTAGTGCGAGATGGAATTTTTTGGTTCAGACAGTACTTTGCTAAAGAATATATGGTGTTACTTGACTAAAAAATTCACAATAGAAGTTAGTCACGCTGCACCGGGCCAGCTGCAGACCATCGCAGCTGAGCTCAAGATCATGAGTAACAGCTGGGAGCGTTTTGGCCCCCGGATCCTGATCAATGGCCAGAAGTTACAAGCGCCAAGCCTCCATGAACCAAGAATCAAGCGTCAAGCTTCAGCCACAATTAAATGATATAAAAAAGAATGAAAGTAAGTGAAGCAAGGAAGATAACAGGAAGCATGACCAGGACCAGCAAAATGCCGGGCCTATCTTACAGCCTGCCGGCGTGGGAATGCCAAGTAGGCACCAAGCTCCGGAAGGTTAAGGGCTCAGTCTGCTCAGGATGCTACGCGCTGAAGGGCAACTACACACGATATCCGGCTATTAAAGCAGCTCAGTACTACAGGCTTCAGTCGCTCAGGGACCCGCAATGGATCCCGGCCATGGTGGCCCAGATCAAGCGCCAAGCTTATTTTAGATGGCACGACGCCGGCGACCTTCAGGGGGCCTGGCACCTTAAGAACATCATGGAAGTATGCAACAGGACGCCAAGCACCAAGCACTGGCTGCCAACGCGCGAAGTTAAGTATACCAGTCTCATGGACCCTGCCATAGTTCCAACCAATTTAAAAATTATAATAAGTGATCATATGATCGATCAACAAAGCTCAGTCAAGCACTGGCCGTTCACGTCAGGCGTGACCACGAAGCACAACGCGACCTGCCCGGCGCCCAAACAGGGCAACAGCTGCAAAGATTGTAGAGCATGCTGGGACCGTGGCGTAGCCCGGGTGACATATGGGAAGCACTAACCAAACCCGAACCAGTTCATGGTTCAGGATCCAAGGACCAAGCTTCAAGCTTCAAGCCGGAAGTTCCAAGCGCCAAGCGGGAAGGTCCAAGCTCCAAGCCTAAGTTGCAAGCTCAAAAGTTTTTTGAATCTGAATCCAATCCGTAGGGGCCCAGGGCTCATGGCCCATGGACAATAGTTCTTGAACTTTGTTCCCTGGAACAAGTTTCAAGGCTCTAGGACCAAGGGTCCTAAGC